AAGTTGAATTCCTTTTTTGGCGCATAGTACATGTTTCACTGTGAAGATTTTAAATTGGCCATAGAATATAATGGTTTGTACTGGCACTCAGAATATACGGGACAAAAACAGCGTTCATATCATCAGATGAAACATGTACTATGCGCCAAAAAAGGAATTCAACTTTTGACCATATTCGAAAGTGATGATTTACACAAAATATTCAACCTGATTCGACACAAAATTGCACAAGACCAAAAACGAATATATGCAAGAAGTACGGAAGTTCGTCAAATATCCAACGATGTAGCAACAAAGTTTCATGACAATTTTCACATTAACGGTGCCGTGAAATCGAGATATCATTATGGTTTGTATCACGCGAATGAATTAGTACAAGTTGCATCTTTCAGTAAGTCGCGATTCAACAAGAAATATGAATATGAATGTACAAGAAACACTATTGGTGAAATACAAATTGTAGGCGGTACATCAAAACTGTTTAAGCACTTCATGAGAACTGTGAATCCAAAATCACTTTTAACTTATTCCGATTTGAGATTCGGAGAAGGGAATGTATACTCTCATTGTGGATTGAAAAGGTTAGAGAACACTAAACCGAATTACTGGTACTTTCATCGCCAAAACACAAAAATTGTGCACAATAGAGTGAAATTTCAAAAACACAAGTTGAAAAAACTATTCACTACCGACAATTTCAATCCAGATATCAGTGAATGGCAAAACATGATCGTCAATAACTACGATAGAATATTCGATTGTGGTAATGCTGTGTGGGTTTGGAATGAACCCACTGAAAACTAAATAGGTATATGCCAGTAACATCACCAATATTTCCAAACTTCGCAAAAGCGGAGAATGCATCACTATCATTCAAAGACTATCCTGAACTTTCGTTTCACATTACACAGTTCGAACTACCGGGAATTTCGATTGGCACTGAGAACATAGCTACACCATTTCAGGACGTTCAAAGACCATCCAACAAATTGACGTTTGAAGATTTGTCAGTAACGTTCAATATTGACGAAGAATTTAGAAACTGGAATACACTGAGAGAGTGGTTGATTAATCGTGCTAATCCAAACACTTTTCCTAATTCACCATCTGAAAATCTGATCGGAACAATGATTATCACCACAAACCTTTTGAATGCGTCTCACATGATCAATTTCTATGATGTATTTCCACAAAGTCTATCATCTGTACCATTCGACTTGCAACAGGTAGAAGTCATTCCCTTAGTTTCAACAGTCAATTTCCAGTACCGATACTACGACTTCACCATCCTTTGACATTCCAACAAGAATATGGTAAAATGAAATCATGAAACTAAGTGACTACCACGACATGTGGAAAGAAGACTCCAAAATAGATGAAGTGAATCTTGGCGAAAAGAGTAGAAACATACCACAGTTACACGCCAAGTATTTGAAGTTCCTATCCGTCGAACGAATCACACTCAAGAAATTACGATATGAGACCGATAAAGTAAGACAGGAACAGTTAGAATATTACAACGGTCGAATGCCATCACAACGTATGGTCGAACTTGGTTTAATGCCTTTTCCTCACAAGATTCTCAAAAGTGAAATCAACGATTATCTATCAACAGATGACCGCGTTATTGAAATGAACGTCAAACTTGCAGAACAGGAAGAAAAGGTGGAAGTATTGTCATCTATTATTGACAGTATTAACCGTATGGGATTTGCAATCAAGAATACAATAGACTGGTTGCGTTTCACAAACGGTGCTATAATGTAGTTCAAAATACTACAAATAAATAAGTGAGTGGATCGAGAAGACATACTTCAAAAAATAGACATTTTGGTTCTATACCTTAATGAAACTTACCTAATAGTAGATTCGCGACTTGATCACGTATTCTACGAATTAAGCACGTATTTCACAATCACAATAGAAAATGCCTCGTACACTCCCGCCTACCGTGCAAGACGATGGGATGGTCGTATCCGTCTTTTCAACAGACGGAATAACACGTTGTATGTTGGTCTACTTGATATGTTGATCGGTTTCATGCAAAGTAAAGGGTACTCATTCAAGATTGCCCCCGAATTGAGAAATGCTACTAATATCAAGACGGAAGAAATCGATCAGTACATAGACTCACTAAAACTACCGTTCGAAGTTAGAGACTATCAACGAGAAGGCATAATCCAATCCTTACAGTCAAAACGCAAAGTCTTTGAGTCAAGTACAGGATCAGGTAAGAGTTTAGTGATTTACGCAGTCTCAAGATATCATGCTTATATGGGTGAAAAAGTGATGATCATTGTTCCAAACATCACATTGGTCACTCAGTTGCTATCGGACTTCAGAACGTATAATAAAAATCTTGTACACGATCATGTACAAGATATGCATAAACATCAAAATCATGTGCAAAATATTGACGATCTTGTACATTGTGTTTATGCTGGACAAGAAAAGTTTACGAATAAACAAATCACGATTACAACTTGGCAAAGTATGTATAAAGTAGACAAAAAATATTTACGGGAGTTTACAACTATTATAGTGGACGAAGTGCATTTGGCACAAAGCAGCTCAATACGTAGCATTTTGGAGAATGCAACAAACGCAGTTAACCGATATGGATTCACGGGAACATTCAAAGACACTAAAAGTCATATCATGGTTATACAAGGTCTTATAGGGTCATTGTCTATTTTGACGAAAACTCATGAGTTGCAGAAAAGTGATGTTTTGTCTAACATTGATATCAAGATGTTGGTCTTGGAATATCCTATTAGCAAGCAAAAACTATCTAAGTTATCCTATCAGGAAGAAATCAGTTTTCTATTGTCTCATGAAAAACGCAACAAGTTTCTTGTCAAACTGATATCCAGATTGGATGGCAACACACTGGTTCTTGGCACGAGAGTTGACGAACAATGCAGAATCCTTTACACTGATTTGGTTGCACAGAATCCCGACAGAGAAGTTTATTTTGTATATGGAGATATGCCAAAAGATGAGAGAGAACGTATTCGACTGAGAATGGAACAAACAGATAACGCAATAATAGTCGCTACATATCAGGTCTTTTCAACAGGTATAAATATCCGTAAGTTACACAATATAGTGTTCAGTATTGGTGGTAAATCACGTATCAGAAATCTACAATCTATAGGTAGAGGATTACGTACACACTCCACCAAATCACATCTACAGCTCTACGATATAAGTGACAATCTTTCTTCTGGTTCATATGAGAACCACACTTACAAACACTTTCAGGAGCGCTACAAGCAATATATACAAGAAAAATTCTCTGTTTCTGTTCATTCTGTTGTTGTTGAGCAGTCCATCCCTTAAATCAACCATTTAACAACCTTAATAACCACAAACATCGATTCATTCAACCGGGGACATATATGATTATAGTACATTGTCAAGTACTTGTCAAGCGGTATTGTTGAAAAAGGGTGTTGAGGGTGTTGACACAAAAACAAATTGAGATTATACTATATTATCTACACAGTAAAGGTAAACCATGGGAAAAAACTATGTCAATAATGCAACTCTACTCAAAGAGATGCGCGAATACAAAGATAGAAAAAAACATGATCCAAACCACAGAGTACCGGAGAGTATAGGTAAGGCGGTATATCAGATTGCAACCAATCTTGCCCGGTCATCCAATTTTGCAGGGTATACGTTCCGTGAGGAAATGGTGGGCGATGCCATTGAAAACGTGATGTTGTACATCGACAACTTCGATCCTGAAAAATCCCAAAATGCATTTGCATACTTCACACAGATTTGTTACTATGCATTTCTAAGAAGAATCAAAGAAGAACGTAAGCATGTGTATACACGATTCAAAGCTATGGAGACCCATTTTCACAACGAAAGACACAGCGCTGAGGTCATGACGGAATCATATGAGATATATGACAACATGAAAGACTTCATTAGTGATTTCGAACAGAAAATGGAGGAAGAACGCGAAAAGAATAGATCATACGTTCGATCTACAAAAACTCCAAAAAACAAAAAATATGGAGAAGTCCAATTTGATAAATAATGAGTGGATTGCTATAGTTGGTGATACTCACTTCGGTGCACGTGGAGATTTGCAGGTATTTCAGAATTATCAAGAATCCTACTTTGAGAATGAGTTCTTTCCGGTTTTGAAAGAGTATAATATCCGAACTTTATATCATCTTGGCGATTTCTATGACAGACGAAAGTTCATCAACTTTGCGTTGATGGATAAGGTCAATCATTTCTTTCTTGATAGACTGGTTCAAGAGGGAATTCGAATGTACTTGATGTTAGGCAATCACGACATTGTGTACAAGAACACAAACCGCCTTAATTCTCCTGAATTGGTTGTGCAACCAAAATACGGAGACATGGTAACGGTAATCAACCAACCTACTACACATCAAATAAACGACTCAATGATTGCCTCAGTACCTTGGATCAACTCAGAGAACGAATCAGAGTTCGATGAGTTTCTTCGATCTATGGTGCAGGAAAAATCCCCTGATTTGATGTTGGGTCACTTTCCGATCAATGGATTTATAAATCAGGGCATCACGATTCAAGATGCAGTACCATATGATCGTTTTGATGGTATCGAACAGGTAATTTCGGGACACTTTCACACTCCGGGTGAAAAGGGAAACATTCTGTATCCGGGTAGCCCATATGAATTCACATGGGCAGACTATGGACAGAAGAAGGGGTTTCTGTTATTCAACACCATAACTGGCGAGTTGAAAAAAGTGTTGACGAAAAGTCACATGTTCTATAAGATAGTGTACGATGACTCAAATGAGTTTGAGGTTCGAAAACTCATGACAAAAGAGAACTTGATGAAATATGCAGATAAGTTCATCAAGGTCATCGCGAGAACACGTACCAACAAAACGCAATTTGAGACATTTCTACAGAACTTGTACCAAGTGAACCCGTTTCAGGTACAGATTGTAGAGTCAGATAACGAATTCCAACTGAGTGATGAAGATATCGATTTGGAAACAAAATCGACCATCGAGGTCATGATGGGTACGGTAGATCAACTGACATTTCAGGAAGGTATCACACAAGATGCGGTTAAACAAATACTGAACGACATTTATCTTGAAGCGCAGAACTTAGAGGTTTGAATTGATATACTTTCGAAAAATACGATACCGCAATTTTCTCTCATATGGTAACTATGATACCGAGGTTGATTTCACAACAGAGAGGATGAATCTCATTGTCGGTAGTAATGGTGTTGGTAAAAGCACCTTTCTGGATGCTTTGACTTTTTGTCTGTACGGTAAACCATATCGACGAATCAACAAACCAAATCTGGTTAACTCTATCAATCAAAAGGGACTTCTCACAGAGGTTGATTTCACTGTCACTGAGAACAAACGATCACGAAGATATCGTATCGTCCGAGGCATAAAACCGAACATCTTTGAGATATACGAGAATGATAAGTTGATCGACCAAGCAGACAAAACAAGGGACCAACAGAAGTTTCTTGAAGAAAACATACTCAAGGTCAACTATCGTGCATTCATTCAAATTGTGGTGTTGGGCACTGCGAACTACATTCCGTTCATGAAACTGACACCACAACAAAGACGTGAGTTCATTGAGAATCTACTTGATATCAACATCTTCTCATCAATGAACGTGATACTGAAAGAACGACTTGGTATCATTCGAACACTGACAGAGAAGAATGCCCAAGACATTCGTTCCGTACAAGACAAGATTTCGATTCAAGAGGGGTTTGTACGTAAACTGGAATCGGTCACACAATCCGTAAACAGTGAAATAGAGGAACTTCGAAAAGAGGTTGACAAAGACAATCAGGAAATAGTAAGACTCTCACAAGAGATTGCCAAACTGAGTGGAAAACTTGTTGACGAAGAAAAGGTGAATCGAATACAGGAACGAATTCAGGAAATTCATGATGAAAGGTCGGAGATTCGAGCACACAGACGCGACATAGAGAAAACCAACCGTTTCTTTGATAACAACTCAGTTTGTCCTACATGTACACAAGATATTGAACAATCACACGTCAAACGTATTCGTACCAAGAATGATGATGTGATGCGTCAGTATGAGGAAACGGATACTCAACTTGTCGAAGAACTGGATAAACTGTCATCTGTATTCGACACGATCATCAAGACAAAAGAACAGATTCGGTCATTGCGTGAACGACTCAAGAATCATGAAGAACATGCAAAATCGGTTGAAGAAACGATTGATCGAAAGAAGAAACAGAGAGAAGATCAACACACAAAGGAACATGAAAAGGAAAGTCTGAAACTTGATCAGATGAGACTGCGATTGGATGAGTTGAATATTCGTAAGGAAACGATCAACCAGAAATCCATGACATATGATGTGGTCTATGATCTACTGAAAGACTCAGGAATTAAGTCGAGAATCATTTCACAGTATGTTCCGGTTATCAACAAACTGATCAACCAGTACTTGACAGAAATGTCATTTCATGTTAACTTTAACATTGACGAAAACTTCGATGAGAAAATTCTATCTCGATACCGAGACGAATTCACGTACGACAACTTTTCACAAGGGGAGAAACTTCGAATTGACATAGCACTATTGATGGTTTGGCGTATCATTGCAGAAATGAAAAGTAGTCTCAATACCAATCTACTGATCATGGATGAAATCTTTGATTCATCACTTGACTCAGATGGTCTTGAGGATTTTTTGAAGATACTGAAAACAGTATCACAAACGAACAACATCTTCATCATATCACACAAAGTGGATCAATTGGAGAGTAAGTTCGACCGAACGATTAAAGTTCGAAAACAGAATGATTACAGTTATATGGAGGTATTGTAATTATGAAACTTAGTGGTGAAACTCTTGCTATACTACAAAACTTTTCGGGTATCAATCAGTCGATATTGATTCGACAGGGTGATAATCTATCAACCATTTCAGCAAGTAAAAACATCTTTGCACACGCAAAGGTACAGGAACATTTCGAACGCGAGATTGGTATTTACGATCTTGATAGGTTTCTTGGTGTGGTAAAGTTGTATGATTCGGTGGAAATCGAATTTCACGAACAGTACATGGTGATTCGTAATGCCAACAACAAGAAACAGTACACGCGGTATTACTACTCATCATCTAACGTGATCATATCACCGCCTAACAAGAATATCAGTTTCCCCGAAAAACCAACAGTATCTTTCAATCTGTCGCAAAAAGAGTTCCAGAACATGGTACGCGGTTGTAACATCATGAAGTTGCCTGATGTTGAGATTACTGGACAACAGGGTGAGTTTGTAACTATTAAGGGTGTTGACTCATCGAACGTTACCATGGGTGACTTCAATCATACAACATCTATCGAAGCAGACACAGACTTTTCGTTCATCATTTCAGTTGAGAGTATCAGTAAACTCATGCCGGGTGATTACGTGATCGAAGTATCCGATCAACGAATCGCAAAGTTCTACAATCAGACAACAAATGTGATGTACTTCATTGCGGTTTTGATTCGTGGGGATAAGTAATGTCAGATATTCAGAGTATGCGAAACTTGATCTGGACTGAGAAGTTCAGACCAAGAACCATTGAAGAAACAATTCTACCACAAGAAATCCGTGAGACATTCACATCGTTTCGAGACACACAATCCATTCCAAACCTTTTGTTAAGTGGACCGCCCGGAACAGGTAAGACGACAATCGCAAAAGCATTGTTGCGAGAACTGAACTATGAGTTCATCTTCATCAATGGTTCAGATTCGAGTGAATCGGGCATCGATGCACTGAGAACGCGAATCCGTACGTTTGCATCTTCTGTTTCACTTGAAGGGAAGAAGAAGTTTATTCTGATCGATGAGGCGGACCATCTATCACCGATGGTTCAACCAGCACTTCGTGAGTTCATGGAGAGATTCGCTGAAAATGCAGGTTTCATCTTGACTTGCAACTATATGAATCGTATCATTGAACCGCTTCGTTCACGAATGTCAATCATTGAGTTCACGATTCATTCTGATGACAAGAAACCGGTTATCAAACAGTTTCACAAGAGAGTGTGTGAAATCTTGGATCAAGAGAACGTACAGTATGATCCGAAGGTGGTTCTCAAGTTCATTATCAAGCACTTTCCAGACTTTCGGCGTGTGTTGAATGAACTACAGAAGTTTTCCGTGAGTGGTGAAATCACTGAGAAGGTTTTGCGTAGTGTCAAGGAAGAAACCGTTGAAGAACTGATGCAGTATTTGAAGTCGCGTGACTTCTCATCGATGCGAAAATGGGTCGCTGAAAACATTGACATTGGTAGTGCAGCTATCTTTCGTAAGTTGTTCGAATCGATGAACGATTATCTCAAAACAAGTTCCATTCCAAACATGGTGATTATCCTTGCGGATTATCAGTACAAGTCAGTACATGTGCCAGATGAGGAATTGAATATGGTCGCTGCACTTGTTGAAGTGATGGCAGAAGTTGAATTTAAGGATTCATAATGGATTTCGAGATTGTCAAAAACATCAATATTACGAAACGACGTGAAGTACTCGATTCTGTAAGAGAAAAGGACTACCAACCATTTCTTGTAAATCGCGCATTGTCGTATTTTCCAGATACGGTCTTGCAAGCAAATGCAATGAATCTAAGATCGTTTCTGGACAAACAGACACAATATGACTATCTGATGTGTTCAACACGTAAACGAAATCGATTTGCAAAGTGGACCAAAGTGCAACAACTCAAAGACCTAAAAATGGTTTGCGACATACTTGAATGTTCACCACGTGAAGGTGCGATATACATTGAAATGCTGACAGAATCACAACTTGAAGAAATGCGTGGTTTTTATGGAGGAACCCGAAAACAATAAATACAAGTGAAGTTTAACACAAAATGGAGATAATAATGAATCCTGATGAGGATGAGGCACCTACAGAAGTTACAAACGATTTGATTGATTCACTTGTGGAAGTTGACATAATCGAAAGTGATAACTTTCTGAAAATCAAAGAGACTTTGACACGAATCGGTCTAACGGGTCGCCCGGATAGGGTGACACAAAAACCGACTCTATTTCAGACAAGTCATATTTTACATAAGCGTGGAAAGTTCTACATCGTTCATTTTAAAGAACTGTTCATGTTGGATGGCAAACCCGCCAACTTTGATGAAGATGACAAACGTAGACGGAACACAATCATAACTTTACTTGAAAAGTGGGGTTTGTTGCGAGTTATCGATACTCACTTGATAACTGATGTATTTGGCGATAATGTTCCGACTCAGAAGAAGTTCCGTGTCATTTCACACGCTAAGAAATCTGAGTGGAATCTTGTACCAAAGTACAACATTGGTAAGTATAAATCAAATAGAGGAAATGAAGAATAATGCCACGAAATATCAAACTTTTAGCAGAAGAGACAAACCTTGCAAGTGCAACAACTGTTGATGATGCGGTGCTTGTACGAGTGTATAACAGTACAAGTTCAGGCATTTTGATGACTATGAAAGACACAGGTGGAACAACAAAAGGTAGTATCACGATACCGCCGGGTGAAGAATATGATGTTCAGAAACTTGGTAGTGATACACTTGAAGGTGGCGCTGGTCTTTTGGTGGTCAAGATCGCTTGGTCAACCTAAAATAGAAAACATATAAATAGAAGTGTCATTCTGATGCATCGTTGGTGGTCAGAATGACACCATGTTTGGCTCGTTGAGCAAACACCAAAATACTCGCCTGATAGGGAGGCACAAATGAACACTCTACTCGATCTTCTAAATGATTTCGAATCCAGTAACTATATTGGATTCGACCGTATGTTTCAAAACATGCGGAGTTACGGTTATCCAAAACGGGTAAACTATCCACCACACAACATTCTCCGAAAAGACCACAACTATCTCATTCAAATCGCCATTGCGGGATTCAGACGCGATGACATTGATATTCAGGTCAAGGAAGATGTTTTGACTATAGTGGGTAAGAAAGAACCACAGGAACTTAGTGGTAGCGAATATATTTCTCGTGGAATCGCAGAACGAAACTTTGAGTTGTCTTTCTCACTCGCAGATACAATTGTGGTGGATGGTGCAAAGGTAGAAGATGGTATGTTGACCATCGCACTACACAACGAAATACCAGAGCACCGAAAAGCAAGAAAGATCGAAATCACAAACGAAATACCAAGAGAACAAGAACTTCTACTTGGTTAATCACAAGGGGGCGGAATCCGCCCCCTTTTCTCTTGACAGATAATGATTTCCGTGATATACTATAATCTAATATGGACCAATTCTATACTGACATAACTCGCAAACACGACACAATCTACCATCGTGGATATCGTGACGGTCAACAGTTTCAGGAACAAGTAGAGTTCCGACCTACCATGTATCTTCCGTCAAACATTCCATCCAGATTGAAAACAATCGACGGTCAAAACGTTCAGGAAATACAACTCGACTCTATTACCGGTGGATATAAACTTCTTCGATCTTATAAAGATATGGGAGTTGATTTGCATGGTATGGAGAAATTTGAGTATCAGTACATAGTGAATGAGTACTTGGATGATTTCTCTCATGACTTCGATCTGATCAAAATACTGAATTTTGATATTGAGGTCGGCAATGATGATCCGACTTCCGGGTTTCCAGATGTGAATTCTGCTGACGACACTATTACCATGATTGCAGCAGAAATGATTCAGGGACAATCAAGACGAATCGTGGTCTTTGGTCTAAAAGACTACACACCAACTCGCAATGATGTGACTTACATACAATGTGATACCGAGAGTCAGTTGTTGGTCAAGTTCATTCACATGTGGAGAAAGTTCGTTCCTGATATTGTTACAGGATGGAACATCGAGTTCTTTGATATTCCATACTTGGTAAACCGTATTGAACGTGTGTTGGGTGAACGTAAGAGTTTTCAGTTGTCACCTTACATGTGGATTCGAGAGAGTAAGGTTTACAAGAACAACAAAGAGTTGACAAGATTCGATTTGTTTGGTATACAGGCGCTTGATTATCTGGAAATGTACCAGAGATTCACGTACCAGAATCAGGAATCATACCGACTTGATCACATTGCACACGTTGAACTTGGAGAACGGAAAGTTTCGTACACTGAGTATCAGACTCTTAACAAGTTGTATGAACAGAATTACGATAAGTTCATTGACTACGCGATTCGTGATGTAGAACTGATATCAAGTCTCGAACGTAAGTTGGGCATTCTTCGACTTGTCGTGACACTTGCACACACCACAAGAGTGAACTTCGTTGATACAGTCAAACAGGTTCGTATGTGGGATATATTCGTGTATCATGAACTGACACGCCGAAATATCGTTCCGCCTCCAATCAAAATACACAGTAAAACGAACAAGTATGAAGGTGCGTACGTCAAAACACCACAAACAGGTCGGCATCGATGGGTTGTGTCATGGGATGTTAACTCACTATATCCAAGTCTTTTGAGATTCTTGAATATTTCTCCTGAAACCATCGATGATCAAGAACGTATCAAAGGCACTGTTGACTCATTCTTGTCACGTGATATCGATGTACCAGACAACGACCATAGTTATGGTGCAAATGGTACAGCATATAGACAGGATGATGATGCATTATTTCCGTCTATGGTTCGATTTCTGTATAAGCAACGTAAACATGAAAAGAAACAGATGATCGATGCAGAAAAGAAGTATCAGGAAACCAAAGACGAATCGTACGAGAAGAAAGCAAAACTGCACGATGTTCTACAAAAAGTCTACAAGATTTCATTGAACAGTCTGTATGGTGCGATGGGTTCACAGTACTTTCGATATTATTCGATATCGATGGCGGAAGCGATCACAACGACAGGTCAGTTGGCAATTCGATGGATTGAAAGATCGATCAACGACTATTTGAACACGGTTGTTGGTGGTGAACCGAAAGATCGTTGTCTTGCAATCGACACAGACAGCAACTACTTCACATTGTCTGATGTTGTGGACAAGTTTGTACCGAATGCGTCAACAGAAGAAGTAGTCAAGTTTCTGGACCGATTTGCAGAAGAAAAGATACAACCGATCATCGATAACACGATTCGAGAAATCAGTACGTATCTCAACGCAACTGAACCGGAATCACTTGTAATGTCAAGGGAGGTCATTGCAGACGTTGGTATTTGGCAAGCGAAAAAGAGATACGCGCTAAATGTGTGGAATTCGGAAGGTGTGCAGTATTCGAAACCAAAGATGAAGATCATGGGTTTGGAGACTGCAAAATCATCAACTCCAGCAATCATCCGACAACACATGAAAACTCTATTGGAAATCATGTTGAATGGTGATGAGGAAAAAGCACAAGAGTTCGTACGCAAAATACGTAATGAGTTTCCGACATACGATATTGAGGATATCGCGTTTCCACGTGGCATTTCCAATATCGACAAGTTCTTCGATGTGGTCCACATTTACAAGAAAGGAACGCCGATTCACGTACGTGGTTCTTTGTTGCACAACAATGTGATTCGAAGATATAATCTCGAATCACAATATGAAATGATCAAGAATGGTGATAAGATCAAGTTTATCTTTCTGCGAGAACCCAATCCTCTTGGCGAAAACGTGTTTGCATTCATACAGATATTTCCGAGAGAGACAAGACTTCAAGACTATATAGATTATGATACCATGTTTTTGAAGGCGTTTATTGAACCGATGCAAGGCGTGTTCGATGCTATAGAATGGACTTCTGAGAAAAAAGCAACACTCGACTCATTTTTCGTATAGGAATCCAAAGTGTTTATAGGTATATTAGCAATCCTTGGTGCTATCGGTCTTTCAATCGTCAGCGCCTATTTCTCAATCACTGGTATCGCAACCATTTTTTCGGGTGCGGTCATTGGTGTAACTTTGATGGCAGCAATGTTGGAATTCGCCAAACTTGTTAGCACAGTTTGGCTGTATGCGTGGTGGAAGAAAACATCTTTGTTGTTGAAGTACTATCTCACTGCTGCGGTCACTATTCTGATTCTGATATCATCAATCGGTATTTACGGTTATCTCGCACGTGCATATGTGGGTCAGAGAAACCCCGGCCAGGAAATCGAAAACCGTATTCTGAGAATCGATCAAAGTATTTCACGAGAAGAAAGAGTAATAGAAAGTTCTCAAGCAGCACTTGATCAACTGGATGCAGCACTTGATCGGTTGATTGAACTTGACTATATTGGTTATGGTCTAAATCAGAGAAACGAACAACAAGCAGAACGTGAACAGTTGAATCAACAGATTCTTGATGCTGAGGAAAACATTAGTGATCTACTTGACCAAAAATTCGAGTTTCAAAACCAACTTGATGATTTCTCTGTTGATGTTGGACCGATTCAGTATATCGCGATTCTGTTGTATGGTGAAGATGATGCAGAAACCTACTTTGACAATGCGGTACGTGTTTTCATTCTTCTATTGGTTGCGGTGTTCGACCCATTTGCTGTTCTTTTGATGGTTGCGGGTAACATTGCAATAGACAATAGACGAAAGAAACGACGGAAACCACAACGAAGAAAGAGAAAATCAGTAAAGGCTGTTGCATCAAAAAACGAAGTTGAAGATGAACCAGAGTCAGAACCGGAGCCTGAACCAGAACCGGAACCACAACCAGCGCCTAAGAAGATCGAAATAGACATGTCAAACTTTGTAGACCCAGCAGAGATTCGAAAAGCAAAGGCGGTAACAACACACAAAAACCCTTTACTGATTTTCTCTTTCTTGGTTGTGGTTTACGTCGTTTCTTTCGTCTATTGTCGATTGCAATGTTACCTGCAAGCATCAAAAGAACAGCAAATGGGTTGAACACTGCAACCAATAGAAGAATGAAAAAACGTACCGCATTGTC